TGTCTGGTCAACCTTTTTTTGAGTTTTCTCGTCTTCAAATTTATTAGGAAACTGATCTCTGATCCTACGATCTACTTGTTCGTAATAATCATCAGAACGCGGGTCATATCCTTCTTCTTCAACAAGTTTTCTGTGTATAGCAAACGCTGTATAGGTCATTGCTTCATCTTGTCCAAACCACGTGTTTTTTTCTGCCCAACCATTTGCTTTTGGATCTGGAGCAGGAGCTTCTGCCTGTGGTTGTTGGTATTGTTGAGATTGTGGTTGAGCTTGAGGTATTTCTTTTTGTCGTTGAAATTGCTGTGCTTGAATTTCTAGTTGTTCTTTTTGAATTTTTGCACGCTCCGCATTTAAAGTAGCTTTTGCTAAAGAACTTTGAGCTTCAGCCTGTATATCAACATTGCCCTCTTCAATAGCCTTTTTTAATTTTACTTTAGCTTCTTCAATTTGAGCAAGAGACTCGGCTTCCAAACTTGTAACGTAGTTTTGATTAGTATCAGCATATTTTTTCTCAAGGTCCTCTTTAGTTTGTTTTAGTCCTTGAGCATATTTCATTGCCGCTTCTTCACGACGTTCTGATTCTCTAAGTTTGCCTACAAGTTTCGCTATTCTTTTTTGAACTTTGTCGCTGTAGTCGTTTAACTCTTCGTTGGCCGTTGGCTTTGGTTCTTCTTGAACAGAAGTGTCGACATCAGATTCCGCAACTGCGTCATCGGAGACACTATTGTCTTCAACTGAGATTTCATTCTCTTCCTTTACTGAATTTACTTTTGGTTCTTCAAGTTCAACATCAACAGCTTCTCCGCTGGTATCGATGTCAACTAATTTTTCGTCTTTTATTTGTCCTGTTTCTGGCATGGTTCTTGTTCTCCACGGTTAATTATTGCAAGATTGACTACATATGTAATATGTCAGTCGGGTCCTGTATTATAGCAAGTATTTCATCATCATTCAAGAGCCTTAAATCACCCCCATCAATTTTTAATCTCGAACCTGCATAACGAGCAAAAATAACCCAATCACCTTGTTTACACCATGGACCTTCAGGAAACTTAATTGTGTCTCCATACGCATCAGGGCCAGTTGCCAACACATAACCGCAAACGGTTGCTAACTGCTCTCTTTCGCGGGTTTGATCAGATAAAATGATGCCACCTTTACTTTTTTCAGCACCTAAATAAGGTAAAATTAATATACGCCAACCCGTAGGTTTAGGTAATTTTGCAGCAACGCTATCATCAATATTATCAGGGTCAATGTATTTAGAATCTCTTTTTCCGTATATATCTTCAACCTCTTGTTGTTTTTCTTCTATTTCTGCTGCTGTTAATTCTTTTTGTTTTTTAATTTTTTCTTTTTTTCGAGCTTTCGCTACGTGCGTGGGTAATATTAAATCACTCATCGTTTTGTTCTCCTTTTTTCATTATATCTTGTATTTCCCCCTCAATTTCTTCCAAAGCACGAAAACGGCCCATCATTTTTGCATAGTCCGTAGATTCCTCTACGGTGCCCTGCATAACATAGTCCGTTGTTTGTTGTTTTTTGTTGCGAATAATACGCAAAAGCTTTTCGCTAAAAAATATTCCGTCCATTATTACTTTATAGATTTGATCTGATTGTTTTATACTTCTCTAATATATCTGCTATTCCAGAATTTGCAACATCATTGTGGCCAATAATCATCATGCCACCATTCATTTTATTCTGTCTATTATAATGATCATCAACTACTTCAGCGGCTTCAGCTAATGAAATATTTAAATTGTTCATTAAAGTTTCTTGTGCTTCAGAAGCCGAAAGTCCCATTTCTTTCAAAACTTGAATCTCACTTTGAATTAATTCATCTGTTACTGGATTGCCATAAAAATCTGCCATTACATGCCTCCGAACGTATCACTTAAATTTTTAGTAATTTTCTCTGCTTTGTCCATTACTTTTTGTTCTGCATCGTTTTCTAGTTTTTCAATAGCAATAGCTGAACGAAGGGCAATAGCGTCTTTTTGTTGATCAATTTTTTCTTTGTCGGTCTTGTCTCTATTGTCTGCTTTTTCAATTTCAAGAGCCAATTTTGCTTTTGCTTCTTTTTCTTTTCTATCGTTTTCTTCACTCCTGATGTCCAATTCTTTTTGTTTTAATTCAACAAGAGGATCTTCTTGAGTTACATTTAACATTTCATCCATATCGGCTATGTGTTCAGCAATTAATTGAGACTGACGAACAGCCACTAATTTTGGTAGCTCTTGGGCAATTTGTTGTTGCATTTGCTGCATTTCTTCTGGAGAAGATTGTTGCATTTGTTGCATTTGCTCCGTTATTTTTTCTTGCATTTCTTCTTGCGCCGCTAAAGAGATGTGCTGCATAATATGAGACTGTATGTTTGATAAAACTTGAGGATTTGTTTTTGTAATTGCACTTCCCAACAAAGCAATATGTGAAATAATATGAGCTTGATGATCTTGTCCCGGAAATGCTTGTGCTGTCATACCTGCTGTTAACTCTGCATTTTCTAGTGCAGGATCTTTTGGTTGTGGCTGTGGCGGAGGTGGCATAAGAGCCTCTATGTTTTGTACACCCATTGCTTCGTACATTCTACGATAAGCTTCTGGAAGACTGTGCATTTGTGGTGCAGCTTGAGCCAATTGTAATTGTTGTTGAGCAAGAGTTACGCGCTGTGTTACTGAAAATATGTTTGGGTCAGAAACAGGAATAACATCGATTCTACCGTCAAAATCTTGAGACATAATATTTTGTTCAGCACCAACAATTTGATACGGATAGTTCTGTGGTAGAGTAGTTGAGAACAATTTCGCAAGCAATTTAAATTCTTTGCCTTGTGCCATGTGCATTCTTTTATGAATAGCAGACATAACTTTCATGCCTCTTTCAAGAAGAGCCATAGTTGTTCCAACAGGATTAACTTCGTTACCTTCGCCAAGTTTCATATCAGCAACAGCTGCAAATGATTTACCACTTTCAATTACAAAACCTAATAATTGATACAAAGTTCCTGAAGGCTCTTTGTAAGGTAATGGAACTAACGATCCAGCAATGTCTCCTGCAGGAGCATCGACATCTCTGAACTCTCCGGGAACTAAAGGTTGATCATCATCCCGAATACGTAGTCCACGTGCTTTAAAACCAGAAGGTAAGTTTGCGAGTGTGCCGGCATCGATAAGTTGTCTAAGTATAGAGGTGGCGGATTTTGACAAACCACCAAGCATGTGAATAAGACCAAAACCGTAAAAACCAAGACCGGGAAGAAATTTATAGTGTACGAAATATTGTTTTTTATTTTTAAGTAGGTCTTCTTCATTCCAGTTTCTTCTTATGGATAAAATTGTTGATGAGTCTTCCTCAATAGTTATAATATAGGGCAGGCTAATTCCAGTTTCTTCTCCTGCCTCATTGACATCTTCGTAACCCGGTAAATCTAAATCCGTGTGAATTTCTAAAAGACTATGAATATTATCTTTTGTATATACTCTTTTCTTTCCATCAAGGGTATCTATTTTTTCTCTTACTGTGTCAGTATCAGGGTCGCTAGGTTCTTGCAAATCAACATCGCGATAGAACCCTGAAGCTTGGTATTTAAGAACATCATTTGAAGACATTTTAATTACGTGCGTAATTCTCATGCACGTTAATAAATCTGTAGCATCATAAGGTACAACTAAATCTTGAGAAGAAACAAACTTTGATACAGGTCTGCCTAGTTTGTCATCAAAATAAACTTTTCGAAACGCCGAACCTGATAATGGAAGATGAAATAACATTTGGTCAAGTTCGGGTTCGTATTCCTCCATGACATGAGAAAGTTGATAGTTCATAAATTCTTTAACTCGTTTTGATTGCGCTTCTACTTGAGGATTTAAAGCGCCCATAACTTGAGTTTTTACAGGGCCGCCGGCAGGAAATAATTCTTTATAAGATTGAGCTTGAAACTGTGTCACTGATTCTGCAAGTAACGGATGTGTAACACCAGATGCACCGGGAAAAGGTTCAGTTCTGTCCTCATAAGACATTCCTAACAAACCAAGACCTTCAGCATAAGTAGATGCCCATTCTTCTCTTGATTCATGGTCAGCCTCATATGCTTCCAATAGATCACCGGCAATACCATCAAGATCGCTTTCTTCCATAGTCTCTGCTAAGTTGCTGTTGTGTCCTTGCTGTTCAGGAACTTCTGGACCAAAATTAATTGTTGCTCCTCCATCTTCATCCAACTGAGGGTCACCATTTAATACTTCAACATCTTCGGGCAAAACATTTTCAGCTTCTAAATTAAATTTCATTTGCTCTTTTAATGGCATGTTTTTTTCTATTGGCATATTATCTTCCTATATAAATTGTTGTATTTCTTCTGGAGAGTAACCAAATTCTATAAGGTCCATAACACTGTACATTGTACCGTCTTCACCTTCAATCATCGGTTTCATTATCTCATTTGGGTTAAAGTTACCTTGACTCATAACTTGATTCATAAGAGCCATATCTTCGTCTTCACCTGCATTTGCTGTGCCCGCCATTGCATCGTACATCAACATAGGTGTCCCTATGGCTCCTAAACCAAGTCTACCTAGACCTTTGGCAAAACTGCCGACGTTAGGCATCATTCCTCTTCCCATACCAGCAGACACAACTCCAGCGTCAGCGTACCCTATACGTCCACCATCAGCTTCTAATACTCGACCTAACAATTGAAATATTTCAGCATCGATATGAGAAAAATCTTCACCCATATCTTTTAAAATACGTTTTTTGTCTAGCAGGTCTGCAACTCTAGTGTCACCGGGCATGTTTTAATTCTTCATTAAGTTTTTGTCTAACTGCTTCGAAATGTGGTTCCCAATCTGCGTCACTACCTGTTTCAAAATCACCAAACTCTATATCATTCACCCATATTCTATTATTAGATGTTTTAAATGTATATACGGGTTCTACTCTGTCAGTAAGAACACCGTGCTTACTGTCTTCTACTGCAACAAATTGATTGTCTTCTATTACCCAATGTGATCCAGAAACTAATACGTCTTTATAGTTATAAATGTTTTGTGGCATAAATTCCATTTTAGCTTCTACAGTGCCGCCTTTAGTTTTTTCACCAATTTTAATAGTGGTAATTTCTTTTGTAGTGCCGTCAGTCATTTGAATTGGTGTACCTTCAACAAAACATCCTGAAGGCCCCCTATCACTACTATTTGGTCCTCCTTCTGAGTGAGAGCCGCCGTCTCGTCTATCCATGCTAGATCTAGGTAGTGGCACTGGTGCTGGCACAACTCGTGGTGCTGGTGCTGGTGGTGGAGTTGGTGGCGTAAATGTAAATGGAGTTGGAGTGTACATCATAGAATTATCATTAAAACGAGATTGTCGGTCCATTTCAGCTTGATCAATTAAATTTTGAATTGTAAATTGATCTCCCATCATACTGTCTCTGCCAAGCAACTGTTCTAAAGTTGGAGTTGTTGTACCTTGAGTATATGTTAGTGCATCTAAGTTACGTCTTCCAAAATCGTGATCTTGTCCATAACCATAATTAAATGCTCGACGAAATTTACTGTTTGCATTTCCTAATTGTTCAGGAGCGTCGACAGGCATTGCAGCAGGTATTCCACTTAATGAATAAGGCAAAGAATTTTCTGTTGGTGAGCCAATATAAGTTACTGGGTTTACTACATTTGGAGACGGTCTAACACCCGGTCGTGCACCACTTGCTTGCGATCCTCCACCTTGAAGAGTATTTTGAGCACCGAAATTTCCAGAAACGTTTAACAGTCTTTGAAGTATTCCTCCTAGACCATATCCCATTCTAAAAGATCTCATGCTATTGCTCATTTGATATTTCCTATAATTTACTCTTGTAGTGCTAACTCAGAATACTGTTTTTATTGTTTCGCGTCAACTTCCTTTTTATCAAGTCGATCCCAAAATTCATCTAGAGCATTGTGCTCGCAGTTTGCACAACTGCATACGGCACATTTTCCATTGTTACTACAATGACATTCGTGCTCGCAGTTACGGCACAGCATGTATTAACACTTCCAACGTTTACGGGCTTGTCGCAATCTAGAGTTAGGATTTTTTGCAGCTTTAGGAAACATTTTCATTTGTCCGGCACTTCGTGCGCAATAAGATTTTCTTCTACCAGCATCTTTGCTGCCCGGTTTTGCCTTGCCTGTTACAGCAGTTTTAAGTTTAGAGTTAGGATTTTCACGTTTGTATCGTGCAACACCAGCTTTTGTCATGCCTGCGCCTGATTTAGTTGACCTAAAATATTTTTTAGTTTTAGGGGGCTGTTTATCCTGTTTTCTTGCCATTACTAATAACCTTTTTTAAAGTTTTGGCTTGACCAGCGTGCAATTTAGACGCTTTTTTCAAACCTTTTATAACTTTTTTAATTTTGTTTTTTTTATTTTTCATATTTTCTCCTGAATGTTGTTTGTATTTGTGTATTGAACCTCCATTTGAGGCTTTTTTGCGTTCTGCAAACGTTTTTACGTTTGTTGGCTTGCCTCCGGGGTTACCAGCGGCCCGTTTTCTGCTGACAGCACTCGTTTTTTGTGATTTTGTCATCTGTGTGGCTTTGGCAAGTGGGACACACTTTGGATATTTCCTCTTCG